GGAGCGGGCGAAGGGAATCGAACCCTATCGAAAATGTTTCTATTTGTGCCTGTGTGCCGCTTTTAGGCGCCTCGCATCTTTTCGGCGTTTCGATTTGTTTGTTTCCATGTCAATGTGTTCGACACTTTTTCGACATGGAATAAGAAGAGTTGCTGCGGCTTTTATAGTTAAAATTTTCTAAGTCTTATGTATTGGCGAAGCACTGGGTTTACAAATTCATAAATGCCGGGCTTCTCGGATGATCTTTCTAAAACCGGGCCATATCTTTTCTCAATTAACCTTGGCATTAACTGATCGATCCACTGTACATCTAGATCGCTCGCGTCTTGTCTTGCGGTCTTTAGAGTGATTTTTCCATTGCCTTCGGAGAGCTGTGGGTCGTCTTCGTCTTGGTCGGCTAGTAGGTGTAGTAATGTTTGCCTGTCTTCAGAGTTGCCGATAGCTCTTTGGTATTGCATTTCTAATGTGGGGAGAGCAGAGCCATTCTTTATGCCGTCAAGTACATTTTGAAAAATCGCGTCATCGATAATGTTAGTTCCTCTCAAGTTTGCTTCGTTTACGCACTGCTTTCCAATTAGTTGAACGAAGTAGGGGTATCCTTGGGCGATTTCGGCAATCCTGCTTGCTGCGCCTGGCTCGAATTTTATTTCTCCTTTGAAAAGTTGAACTGCTCTCTCAATAATCTCTTCTGATTCGGGTTTTGTCATCGTTTTTACTGGAAGGACACCTTGTTCAATCAGGCGTTCAACCGAAGCATGATCTTCAACTAGATCGTTTAGATCCCTGCCAATTCCACAAATTGCAAATTTTACATCTGGGGTGGTTAGAGACTTTATTAGAGAGCCAATTCCTTCTTTGTCTTTTATTACGTCGAATTCATCAAGAATGATAAGCAAGCCATTGCGTTTCATTCTTTTTTTGACTTGATGAGTCACGACGGAATCTACATAGTTTCTAAATGTTTGGACGATGTCGCCCGGTACTGTCCTCGCATATTTAGTTGTTTCGACACCCTTTGCGCCCCAGTTTACGACTTTTAGATCGGCTCCAGCAGATACTTCTTTTGAGCGTGTAAATTCAACTATCTCTTTACCGTCGTCAGGTACTAGGCGTAAGAGACTATCTTCATCGCTTTGGTCATTGCAGAGGCGAGAAAGTAAATCTTTTCCGTTCTCAATTAGTGAGTCGCATGAATAGTAAACTGTTAAGTATGTTCGTGGGTTCTCTGGGATTAAATATGCAATGCCGGCTCTTTTGGCTAGAGTGTACTCTCCTAGAGCCATTTGCTGTATTTGTCGAAGCAGAGACGATTTTCCTACGCCTCGTTTTCCATAAACTGAAATTAGACCAGTGGGAGCGTTGATAGCTTGAATGCAAAGCTTGATAAGTTCTGTTCTTCCAACGAATCTGCTTGGGTCACGAATTACATCTGCAGTGAAGCCTTCCTCTGGATTTACTGGCACTTTATATTCCTTTTCTAAAATTCGATTGCAAGAGTGGTGATGTCATCCAACTTGGCTCGATAGCCAGCTTTTCTTAATTCATCAATTATAGGCTGGATTAAATTGTCAAGCTCTTGGTCTGGTATCCCAACTTCAAGAGATAAATCCGTCAGGTTTGCATAAGCCTCATTATGGCCAAGGCTCACAGATCTTTGTATTGCTGCAATAGCACGCTTGCGGATTTCGCCTGGTATGCCGGCTCTGGCCATAAGAGCAAGCTCTTTAGCTCGTTTTGCAGGAATTAAAGTCTCTTGGAATGATGAGTTTAGAAAGCTCGATTCGATCCGGGCGACTAATTCTGCATTGAGTGAGCGCCCAGCTGCTTTTGCTGCTTGCTCTGCTTGGATGCGTAGCTCTTGAGGCATACGTAATTTGAATTGTGGGTCTTCTCTGCTCATGTCGTGATCATGGATCACGGTGGTCTTGACAGCAATGGGACCACCGTGATCCCATTGCTCGAAGGGACCACCGTGATCCCTTGAGTTTGGAGTACGACATGGAATTGGAAGAGCTGACCCCTGCCGCCCTGGTAGGGCTACAACAAGATGTAGAGCCCATTGAGCGTTGGGCGGAGCGTAACGGCATCAGTTACGGCACTGCCCGTGCCTGGGTTTACCGGGGCGTGTTGCCGTCCGTAAAGCTGGGGAAGCTGCGCATGGTGAATAGCGCGCTGCTGCGCAACTGGCTGTTGGAACAGGAGTGGACAGCATGAGAGGAGGAGTGATGGACACCTTCCAATTCTGCTTCGCGGGCATCGTTGGCAGCGTTTCCGGCAGGGTCGTGACCTGGGGCGGCCTGACTGTCGATATCGACCAGATCGAGAATGCTTGGCTCCGTCGGGCGATTGAAGACTATCGCTGTGGCCGTAGGGGGCAGAAATGAACCATGGCCGCCAGTCCCTATTACCTACGCCAAACCCACGCCCCGGACTGCGCCTGCTCTGTGTGCTGGTCCGCAAGGCAGGTCATCCCATTGCACAGCCCGTCGCCGTGTCCGGACTGCCGGCCCCCTGGGCTGCCCTATCTGGAAGATGGCCGCTGGCTCTGCCGTCCCCGTTCCTTCTGCGCGAAACACGACCCGTCCCGGCGTCCGCCCAAGTACTGGCACGTTGTGTACGACAGCGGGAAGCCCACGCCCTTTGTGCCCGTGCGCGAAGCATTCCAACTGGAGGGCTGACCCATGCTCGCTGACACCCTGAAAGCGCTGCTCCTGCTCTGCCTGATCCAGGCCGCCCGCACCGTGGCCGATCCGGTCAAGGGCCGCGCTCCCGGCTCGTCGGAACAGCCTCACCGTTCCGGCGAACGGAAGCACGGGCGGAGCGCACCCTTGAACGCCTCCCCCCTGAAACAGCCTCCGCTGGGGAGTGTGGGGCAGCTCCTCCGCCCCGCGCTCCCGAGCCCTCGGCGGCAAGAGCGGGATGACAAGGGCAGAGCCCTTGGTGTTGCTCTGCGGGTTCCAAGGGGAAGCGTTCCCCTTGGCCGTCGGAGACGACGTTGCGATAGGGGTCGTTACCCGGATGGGCTGAGACGAACACCCGTGGTTGGCTTGGTTCGCTAGCGAATAGAGCCCGGCCCGCAGGGATCGCCCGACAAATCACTTTCACCCAACACCGCTGAATGAAGGCGAAACAGCCGAATTTGCAGCAGCGGGACAACTCACGCCGAAAAAGGCGAATTGAAGGAGAAACACCGATGAACATGTTTGCAACCCAAGGCGGCGTCGTCGAACTGTGGGTCACCAAGACCGACACCTATACCTCGACCAAGACCGGGGAAATCTACGCCTCGGTCCAGTCCATCGCCCCGATCCCGGAAGGTGCCCGTGGCAACGCCAAGGGCTTCGAGATCAGCGAATACAACATCGAGCCGACCCTGCTGGACGCCATCGTCTTCGAAGGCCAGCCGGTGCTCTGCAAGTTCGCCAGCGTGGTCCGCCCGACCCAAGACCGTTTCGGCCGGATCACCAATACCCAGGTCCTCGTGGATCTGCTGGCCGTGGGCGGCAAGCCGATGGCGCCGACCGCCCAAGCCCCGGCCCGCCCGCAAGCACAGTCCCAAGCCCCGCGCCCGGCCCAGCAGCCGCAGGGCCAGGACAAACAAGACAAGTCCCCGGACGCCAAGGCGTAAGCCTAGGAGGCCGCGATGCTCCGCTATCTCTCGCTGTTCGCGGTAGGTCTGGCCACCGGTTACGCCTGGGGCTGGATCGACGGCCTAGCGGCCTCCCTGGCTGTTTGAGGACTGCACGAATGGAAGGCTCTGTATCGGTTCAAGTGTGCAAGACCTGGGTCCAGAACGCGGACGGCACGGTTGGCTGTACGCACCTTGAGTGGATACAGACCTACCTGCTGCCGCCTGAGGCAGAGGGCTATTTGACTCTGCTGATGGGTGGTTTCGACCCGTCGGCCTTCCGCCTCGGCTTCGCCGGGACCATCGGGCTGTTCGCCGTTGGTTTGGGGGCTGGCTTGATCATTTCCGCCATGCGCAAAGCGCGCAATTAATGAGGTTCCAATCATGGAAAAAATGAAAACCCTGTTCCGCAACGCTTCCATCGCCACCGCCGGCCTGGCCGTGGCCAACGTCTCCTTCGCCGAATCGCTGCTCGACGAAACCACCAAGGGGGTTCTGGCGCAAGCCAGCACTGATGGCGGGTCCGTGGCCAAGCTGGTGATCGCCGCCGTGGCGGTGCTGGTCGGCCTCGCCCTGGTCATCGGCGCGATGCGCAAGGCCTGACGTGATCTGGTCCCTGATGCTGGGCGCATTCATGGCGTCCGCGCTGCTGACGGGATTGAAAATCGGCCAGTATCAGTGACAGGAGGAGGGGCCGAAAGGCCCCTTTTTTATGCCTCGGTTCATATTGTTGATTATCACGTTGTTATTTGGTTCGGCAGCTCATGCCGAATATTATTACTGGTACATGGGTTATTTTAATAAGAAAGTTTCATCCCCTACGGCTGGCTGTGATCTTTATTTCAGCAGTTTTTCCAAGGACCCTGGTCGGGTTTTTGTTATGGAACCTTCGTCAAATCCAAGTGAGGCGGGCAAGGTTTTCTATTGTGTGGTTCGTTCTGGTGATTGGATTCTTTTTAATACGGATGTTTATTTGAAAGGTGATAGGTGTCCTGAGGGAACTGAGCTTGATCTCAGTACCGGCGAATGCCGGGAGAATAAGTGCAAGATTCTGGCTGGCTCGCTCTATGAAAAAGGCGGCCACCAAGCACCGATTTCCCGCTTCATCAATTACCTCGGTTGTGAGATCGCCGTCAGTTCGATTGATGGTTGTATCGGCCCCGCTGAGGGCGAAGCGGGTGGAACCTTCTGCCGGGTCATCGGCTCGTTCACCGGTAACTGGTTCACCTCCAAGGGCTCCTGTGCTTTCGGCTGCGACGTGGGCCCGGGCGACGGTCCGCCTCCGGGTGGGGACGGCGGCACCGGGGGCGATGGCGGCAGCAACCCGCCCGGCGGCGACGGTGGAAGCGATGGCGGCACCAAGCCCGGTAACGGCGGTGGCGATGACGGCTCCAGTGGTGGCGGCGGCGGTGGGGGCGGTGGCGGTAACAACCCCTGTCAGGGCCATGTTGGCAGTGACTGCGGCACCACGCCCGGCGGTGACGGCAGTAGCGGCGGCGATGGCGACGGGACCGGCTCCAGCGGCGGGACCGGTGGCGATGGCGGCGAGGGCTCCGGCGGGGGTGGCCTGAAAGAGCCGAAGCAAGGCTCCTTCGACAAGACCATCAAGGAATACGACGACGCCATCGCCAAGGCGCAAAAGGACTTCCAGGAACTGCAAGGCAAGTTCGAAAGCGTCCTCGCTTCCAAGTTCGATATTCACCTGGGCACCGGCGGTGGCTCCCTGCCGTGTTGGGACTTTACCGCCCTCGGCCAGCGCTACGACGTCTGCCTCACCCAGTACGCCCAAGAACTCTCCGTCATCCGCTACGTGGTGCTGTTCATCGCCGCGATCCTGGCCGGATGGATCGTTTTCTATCGCTCCTGAGGAAACGCCATGGACATTCCCTTTCTCTCCGACATTCTCGCCTGGATGCAATCCCTCTGGGACTTCCTCTACAGCGGCGTCTATGACTTCGTCACCGACGCCTTTGTCCTGCTGACCAAGATGGCCATCAAGGGCTGGTTCGAGATGCAATTGTTCGTCGCGGAAATCGGCTACAAGGCGTTCCGCGAAGTCGCCGGCGGCATCGGTATCGGCTCGACCATCACGTCCTATTACTCGTCCCTGGACGGCGACCTGCGCTCGCTGCTGGCGTTCTTCGGCCTGCCGGACGCGGTGAACATGATCTTCGCCGCCATCGGCACGCGCTTCTCCATGTCCTTCATCCCCTTCATAGGTAAGTGACATGGCGATCAAGATTCATCACGGCCCGAACGGCTCCTACAAGACCTCCGGCGCGATCCAAGATGACTTGATCCCCGCGATCAAGAAGGGCCGCGTCATCATCACCAACGTGCGCGGCCTGACCCGCGAACGGATCTTCCAGGTGATGCCGGAGACGCCCTCCAGCTGCGACGTCATCAACCTCGACCTCGAGGACCTGGATGACATGGAAAAGATGCGCACCTGGTTCATGTGGGCGCCGCGTGGCGCGTTCATCATTTTCGACGAAACCCAACTGATCTTTCTGAAGTCCTGGCGCGAAGCCGACCTCAAGCGCTTCGACTTCCCGGACGGCCCGGAAGCGGCCAAGGCAGCCGGGCGGCCCATGGGCTGGCTGGATGCCTGGACCCGGCACCGGCATTTCAACTGGGACATCATCCTCACCACGCCGAACATCGCCTATATCCGCGACGACATCCGCATGACGGCGGAAAAGGCCTATCTGCACTCCAACCTCGCCGTCATCGGCATTCGGGGCCGCTACAAGGAAAGCCAGCACTCGGCGCAGGACAACAAACCGCCGGCCCGCGACGTGATCGTCGAGATCAAGAAAATCCGCCAGGAGACCTTCGCCCTCTATGAATCGACAGCCACCGGCTCCGTCACCGACACCATCGCCGGCAAGAGCCTTTTTAGACAACCTAAGATTCTTCTATTCATGGCAATTCCGGCCCTTGCTATTGGGTCTGTGGTTTATGACGGTGGACCTCGTTTGCTCATGGGCGACCCTGTATCGCCGCCTGCTGCTGGAACTGCTGCGCCTGCTCAAGCCGGTCCTACTGTGGGTGCTGCGCGTGCTACTGGTGCGGCTGGTCCTGATGCTGCTGATGATGTACCTGGGCACGCAGGCGTTCCGGGCGCTGCTCCTGTAGGCCATCCCTTCGCCGGCCGCGACTTCATCGTCAAGGCAACCCTGCTGTCCGCCTCCGGGCGCCGCACCTATCTGTTCGCCGTCCGGGGCCAGGACGGCAGCGAATTCACTCTCACCGATCGCGACCTGACCGACACCGGCTATGCCGTGGTGCCGCGGGGCAACTGCGCTGCGGAACTGAGCTTCAAGGGCGGTTGGTCCGGCTATGCCGCCTGCGCCGGGCGTAGTGCCTTGGGCAATGCGCCGCCGGCTCAGGCCGCCGCGCCGAGCGTGCCGCCCGCCGCCGCGAACAGCGCCGCCGTGCGGGTGACGGTGGTTCCTGACACCAGCCGCTTGCCGCGCTCGATCAACTGAGGGGGAGCCGATGAACTGGACAAGCTATTTCGCCGCCCTGGGGCTGGCGTTCCTGGCCTATCTGGCGGGCTTTTTCTTCGCGGTGGCGGTGACGCCGACGGGGCCGGTATGGCCGCTGTAGCCGGCCTGGCCGGGGCGCGCGCGAACGGCTCGTCTCGGAGTGAGCAAGCGCCACGGCGGGGCCGGCCGACGCCCCTGTAACACGTCAGATAAGCCACCTATTGCGGTTTCAATTCGTACCAATTTGGATCGTTAAAGATGAAGAAAATCAGCCATCAAATTCGCGTCAGTATCGAGTCGGACGGTCAGGTCTTGGAAAGCCCGAAAGGGCGGTTGTTCTTCGACGATACCACGGCTCAATTCACCGACCTGTCAGGCGTGCGCATTCTGCGGTGCGGCGTGGATACGGTGCGGCAGTTGTACAACGGCAAACTCCGGCCGGAAGTCATGGCGCTGTTTGACCTCTCGGTGGATGTGGTCGAGTTCGCCGGCTACGAATGGTCCAAGGGCCGCATCGGTCGCGACTCCGGCTATCAGTACCGCCTGCAGAACGCCGAAATGGGCCTGATCCTGCTGATCAAGAACCACAACATCAAGGTCGACACCATTGGCTCGCACCTCAAGATCGAAGTGTCGCCTCACGCCATTGACGGCGCCGACCCGCGTATCCTCCAGGGCGTGCTGGATGACCTGGCCGCAGCGGTGCTGAGTCACTGCGAGACCAACCAAGCAGCCGTGCATATCGCGCTGGATGTGCAGGGCTGGACGCCTCCGGCTGATCTCGTTGATCGCATGCACTGCCGCTCGCGTCGGGTACGACAAATCAGCGGGATCGAGCGGATCGAATTCGACGGCAACGCCTCGGTCTACGGGCGTGGCGAGACGTACATGTTCGGCTCGGCCAACGGCCTGCAACTGTCGATCTATAACAAGACCCTCCAGGCTCGGGCCACCGACAAGCTCGACTATTGGGAAAGCGTGTGGGCGACCCTGAACGGGGATCCGTTCGGCGATGGCGACCCGGCCTATAACCCCCTGGAAACGGTGTGGCGGCTCGAGTTCCGTTTCCACCACTCCATCGTCCAGCAGTTCTCCGAAGGCTCGCGTATGGCCTCGGGGGAGGTCATCGGCTGCCGCACCTATGAGGGGCTTTGCCCGCACCTGCAAGGACTGTGGAACTACGCCTGCGAAAGCTTCAAGCTGCTGAGCCGGACGGCGGTCTACGATCCGTTCTGGAGCCTGATCAGCCAGGACGCCCGCGTCCAGGTCGAGTGCGATCCGCTGATCGAGCGCGCTGAGTACCGGCGCTATTACAAGACCGCCAAGGGCTTTAGCGGGCGCAACTGCGAGATGTTTCTCGGCCAGTTCGTGAGCCTGATCGCGCGGGAGCGTGTCCCGGCAAAAAAGGCTATTGAGTCCGCCCGTAAACTGGAGTTCTGGCACGTTATCGAAGACCACTATCTCGCCAAGGGTTGGACTCGTCGCGATCTGGAAAGGCATATACACAAGCTGATGTGTGATCGGTATCTACGGCGGGGGTATGCCGTCTAATGTCGATCACCAAGCTCCCCGATGGCCGTTGGTTCGTCGATGTAGAACCGATCAAGGGCAAGCGCTTTCGCAAGCGGTTCAAGACCAAGATGGAGGCGCAGCAATTCGAGGCCACTGCGCGTCAGAAGTGTGCTGAAAACCCCAGCTGGACGCTCAAGCCGAAGGACCGTCGGCGTCTCTCCGAGTTGGTCGAACTCTGGTATGAGCTGCATGGCCAGACCCTGAGCAACGGGCATCGTTGCGTGGCGATTCTGCGGTTGGTGGCAAAGGACTTGGGCGACCCGGTCGCTGTCTCCCTGGAGCCTGCGAAAGTGGCTCGGTTGCGTAGCCGACAGATAGCCAATGGCATGTCGGGCAAGACCGCGAACAACCGTCTTGGCTACCTCAAGTCCATGTACAACGAATTGCGCCAACTCGGCGTCATTGACTATGAGAATCCGGTAGGGCGCATGCGACCGCTCAAGCTTCAGGAAAGACCGCTGTCGTACCTGACCAAGCATCAGGTGTCCGAACTGCTTACGGCCCTGGATGCGCGCACCACGTCGCCACATCCGAAGATGGTCGCTCGTATCTGCCTAGCGACAGGGGCTCGATGGGGTGAGGCTCAGGCGCTGACGCCGGAACGTCTGAAAGGTAATACGGTGATCTTCGCCAACACCAAGTCCAAGCGTGTGCGCTCGGTGCCGATCTCGGAACAACTGGCCGCCGACATTCGCCGGCATTGGCAGACCCACGGGCCGTTCACGAACTGCCTTGGCGTGTTCCGCCTAGTGCTGCTGTCTACCTCGATCAAGCTGCCGAAGGGGCAGGCCAGCCACGTACTGCGCCATACGTTCGCCAGTCACTTCATCATGAACGGTGGGCACATCGTGACGTTGCAGCACATCCTGGGGCATGCGTCGCTATCGATGACGATGCGCTATGCCCATTTATCCTCGGATCATTTGGCCGAGGCCATAAGATTTGCCCCGATTTGACTTAAGGGCTGTTCTCAATGGATTCGTCATGATATTTCTTTGGCATCACAGCTGCTTTAGGGAAAGAAAATGGCAAAGAAAGCTTTGGGATATGTGGTGCATCGGTGGGACGTGAATGGGCCATTGCCATTGCGGTTCACGTTAGCGAATAGCGGCGAGGAAGCAGGACTGTATTTCCAGGAGGAACGAGTCAATCAGAAGATCGAATGCGTGGGCCAGGTTTTCGTTCGAACCGAAAGTGATCCGAGTCATGGGGTGATCTTTCTTGCGGATTACAACGGGGAAACGTGGTATTTCGACTATGGCCACCCTGCATTCAACTTTCTTACCCAACGTTTTGGTAGACAGTACCGGAGTGAGATCAGCGCATTAGAAGATTAATCGCTGTATCAAGCACCAAGTCGAAAAGGTGGATACCTTCGACACTTCTTCGACACCTTTCCTTCCCCCAAAAAGCAAAGCCCCCGAAACGCTAGGCATTTCAGGGGCTTGGCAGGGTGATTT